GACGCCCCGTCGGAGGAACAGGTTGGTTTCTGATCGTGTACCTGCAACTCACCCGCTGATCGAACAGAACAGCTACGCCTCTCTCCTGCAAGACCGCCACTTGGCCCGCGACCTCGTACTTGAGGTCGCGCGGCTGAGGGCGCTGTTGGAGAAGTATGGCATCAACCACAACGAGGAACCGCAATGAAGAAGCACATCGAGACCGCGTTCTACAAAGCGGATGACGTCCCCGGAATGATGTTAGACATCCGCGAGCTGTTGAGGACCAAGCGGCAGCTCTGCGTCATGTTCCATGACGACGGCGTAGCTGAACTGTCGACTCCGATTCTCGACCGCCGTGACCACACACCACCTCAGCCGACCGAGCCGCCTCAGCAGGCGCTTCTCAAGGCGGCGTAACCACTTAAAGGAGGCCAATGTCCCGCTATCTGTTCGACATCGAGACCGACGGTCTCCTCCCCGAACTCACCACGCTCCACTGCATCGTCCTGACTGACCTCGACACACGCGAGCGTCAGCCCTTCCGATCCGATAGACCGCGCGGCGTCCTGCCTGCCCTCGACATTCTGCGAGACGCAGACGAGATCGTCGGCCACAACATCATCGGCTACGACATCCGCGCGATCCAGAAATTGTTCCCCCTCTGGACGCCGCGCGGTCGGATCACGGACACCGTAGTCATCTCCCGTCTGATCTGGACGGAACTTAAGGCCACCGACTTCGACCGAGTGAAGCGCGGTCGTTACAACCTGCCGCTGAACCTGGCCGGTCGACACTCGCTGGAAGCTTGGGGTCACCGTCTAGGCATGCACAAGGGCGACTACGCCAAGGTGATGAAGGAACGCGGTCTCGATCCGTGGGCTGAGATCAACGACGAGATGGTTGACTACTGCGAGAACGACGTCGACCTCAACGTCAAGCTGTACGACCTGATTGTCGAACAGAACTACTCACGTGTCGCCATCGACCTTGAGCAAGACGTCCAGCGAATCATCGACGGACAGGAATCCAAGGGAGTGTGGTTCGACGAGGCTGCCGCGGCCAAGCTGTACGTCGCCCTGTTGGCTGAGCGGTCGAAGCTGGATGTTGACCTTCGCTCCGCATTCGGTGCGTGGTACGTCGCGACCGGAACGCACACGACCAAGCGGTCGATGCGTCGGCGCAACCCCAAGACCGACAACTACGAACAGTTTGTCGAAGGCGCACAGCACACGAAGGTCGTTCTGACCGAGTTCAACCCGTCGTCTCGTCAACACATCGCGAATCGTCTGTCCAAGCTGTACGGATGGAAGCCGACCGAGTTCACCAAAGAGGGACACCCGGTCGTCGACGAGAAGGTTTTGTCGGGCCTTGAGTTCCCCGAGGCGAAGTTACTGACTCGCCATCTGCTTGTAGACAAGCGAGTCGGCCAGCTCAGCGAAGGCAAAGAGGCGTGGCTCAAGAAGGTGAAGGCCGGACGCATCCACGGCCGTGTTAGCGTCAATGGCGCTGTCACCGGCCGAGCGACTCACTCGAACCCAAATCTCGCACAGGTGCCGAAGGTCGGCTCTGTGTTCGGCGCAGAGTGTCGCGCACTGTTCGGCCCGACGCCGGGCCGCAAGTTCCTCGGTGCTGACGCTTCGGGTCTGGAGCTGCGGTGCCTCGGTCACTACATGGCGCAATGGGACGGTGGCGCGTACGCCAACGCAGTCATCAATGGAAACAGTGCAGACGAGACGGACGTACACTCGCTGAATTGCAAGGCACTCGGGTTCGAGCCGAAGGCGGTCTACGTCATCAAGGGCAAGCAGGTCAAAGGCCGTGACATCGCCAAGACCTTCATCTACGCCTTCCTGTACGGCGCCGGTGACGCGAAGCTCGGATCGATCGTCGGCAAGGGCGCAGCCGCAGGCAAGAAGCTTCGAGCGAAGTTCCTCGCAGGTCTTCCTGCGATGGCGAAGTTCATCGACGCGGTCAAGAAGAAGGCAACTAAACGCGGCTACCTGATCGGCCTCGACGGTCGCAAGCTGCTTGTGCGTTCCGACCACGCCGCGCCGAACACCCTGCTGCAGGGTGCAGGAGCGGTGATCTGCAAGCGCTGGATGGTCGAGTTCCACAACCGTCTCGCCGCAATTGGTCTTCCGTGCGGAACCGGTTGGGATCAGGTTCTGTGGGTCCACGACGAAGTTCAGCTCGAAGTAGACGAACAACACGTCGACACCGTCGGAAAGATTCTCGTCGAGTCGATCCGCGCAGTGACCGAAATCTTCAACTTCAAGTGCCCGCTAGATGGCGAGTACAAGGCCGGCCGTCACTGGGCCGAGACACACTGATGGGCTTCCGCGAACAGTGGCTGAAAGCGTTCGGAGAGTGGTTTGACCAACGCATGCTGGAAGAAATCATCACCTACTCAAGGAGACACCATGAAGAAGTTGTTCCTCGTCGCGCTGGCATGCGCGACGCTAAGCGGCTGCGGAGGGCTCGACCGTTCGTGGGCACACCTCACGGGCGCACCGGTAAAGGTCTGCGTTGACGGCGTGGAATACCTCCAGTTCACCAGCGGCTCGACCGTCGCGTACACGCAGGACGGAAAGGTGAAGACATGCTCACGTTGATCCCATTCATCAAGGGTGTCGCGTGGTTGCTCATTGCGATCAGCGCGATCCGCACAGCGACCACGCTCTACGTAGTGTACGACCGGCCTTACTTGGCCTCGTACATGACTCTCGTCGACAAGTGGGACTTCTTCGCGCTGCTCGGTGTAATTGCACTCTGGACCTTATGACCCTCTTGGGTCTCCTCCTCGGTCTCCTTCACCTCACCGCTTCCCCTTCCACCCTCTGCACCGCAGCCGTCGTCTACAGCGAGGCCCGCGGCGAATCCACCATCGGCCAACTGGCCGTCGCCCAAGTCGTCATCAATCGCGTCGCATCTCCTCGATGGCCTAGCACGGCCTGCGGAGTCGCGTATCAGCGCAACCAGTTCTCCGGCATCGAGTACATGCGCACGCACGGTGCGCCGCTCGAACCGCTCGCATGGGCGAGTGCCGTCGAGATCGCGGTTACAGCGCAGATTCGCGGCCCCGGATCGAGGGGATGCGACCGGGCGACGCACTTCGCAGTGTCCACGGTGAACCCGTTGTGGGCCAAGAAGATGAAGACAGTCTGCGTCATCGACAACCACACCTTCTATCTGGAGTCATCCAATGAAAAACCTGTTCAAGAAAATCACCACATCGTCGTACCCTGTGTGGATCGTGTGGGTACTCGGTGTGTTTCTGGTGTCGCACCTCGTCATCTTCCCGGCGGTAACCGTCGCGGCGCTGCGCGAGGCGTGGAACGAGATCGTCGCTAACGTCACGCACTACCGCGAGTTCACAGCTAACATCATCGCTGGCCTGAGCCGCAACGAATACTTGACGCAGCGTGCGGCTGCCCGAGCGATCCCGCAGTGACGTTCTCGATCGTCACCTTTCCGTGGACGTGGCTGATAGTCATCGCTGCGTCCGCGTTTGCGCTGTGGGACATGTGGAGGTGCAAGCCGTGTCACTCGCGAGCGCACTGCTGACTAACCTCAACCCGACCGTGTGGGTCGAGCGGCTGATTGCTGCCGGCCTGCTGGTGCTCGGTGCGTACATTGGCTACTCCACGATCAAGCATGCGTTCACCGATCGCGCCGAGTTGCGCACCCAAGTCGCAGCGTTGACTCAGCAGCTCAAAACCGAACGCATCCTTAGCAACGCCAACGTCTCGCAAGCGAATCTCACGACTCAGATATATCGCAACGAGCTGACGCTGCGTACGCAGATCGCCAACGACGCCACGGCCCGCGCCGACACCATCACCAAGGACCTCACGAATGCACAACGATCCATCGCTGTGTGGCGCGACAAAGCAGATGCGAACCTTCGCGCTTGCCTCGACACTCCTTTGCCTGACGGCATGTGGACTCGTCCGGCCGAAGCCGGACCCGCTGCCGCCAGCAGTCCCAGCCACTAAGGTTGAGCGCATCACGCCACCATCCGAGTACCTGAAGCACGTCGACTACGGTCCGTTGCCGAATACGGTCGGCGGGACCGTAGACTTCAGTCCGACATGTAAGGCAGCAGTCGACAAGGCCAATTCGCAGTTCGACTCGATCATCCAGTGGATAGCGGAGCACTGATGTTCAATCCGTTCCACTGCATCACGACATGGTGCCAGCGTCGACACGAGCTGGCACTGCGTCGTCTCGAACTTCACGAGGCGGTCGAGAAGGCGAAAGCCGAGGCGATCATCAAACGGGCCGAATCGGCCGTTCCCGGTGACGCGTGGGAAGAACTGACGCTGCTGCAAGGCGGCTGGAAGGACGAGTACATCACCGTGCTGTTCTCCGTGATGATGGTCATGGCTTTCATCCCCTTCACGCAGCCCTTCGTCATCGGCGCGTTTGCCGCGATGTCGACCGCTCCGCTGTGGTTCCAGATCAGCTCACTGACGATCATCGGTTCGGCGTTCGGCGTCCGACTGTTCTCCAATCTCAACGAGGTGTTCAAGAAGTGACAACGTTGTTGATCGACGCCGATGTCATCTGCCACCAACTCGCCTACAAGAACACCCGCAACGTCTCCTTCGATGGCGAGGAGACGATTGAGGTAACGCAAGACGACAAGGCGAAGGCCGACGTCGAGTCATACGTTCTTGAACTGATCGACGATCTGAATGCGAAGAACGCGATCCTTGTCCTGTCGGATCGCGGCCGTAACTTCCGCAAGGAACTCGATTCGACCTACAAGGCGAACCGCACCAAGCCGAAGCCGGCGTTGTGGCACGTCATCCGCGGTCTAATCGAATCGGGCGATCTGCCGTGGCATCACGCGCACCGTCCGCGGCTGGAAGGCGACGATGTGCTTGGGATCATGGCGACCCGTCGTCCCGATCTGTACACCGTCGTCTCCATCGACAAGGACATGAAGGGCGTTCCGTGTCGGCTGTACAACCCCGGCAAGCCGGAGCGAGGTGTCGTCACGGTATCCGAACTCGATGCGCGTCTGTTCCACCTGTCGCAAGTCGTCACCGGAGACACGGTCGACAACTACCCCGGCCTGCCGGGACGCGGAGAGGACTGGTGGGACTGGATCGTCTCTCTCGCCGGCAACGATCTTCAACTGTTGTGGACACTGATCTGCGACCAATACGTCGCGAAAGGCCACACGGTCGACCGCGCCATCCATCAAGCCTGTCTTGCGTACATCCTACAAGTCGGCGACTACAACGAATCGAACAACGAGGTGACCCTTTGGACTCCGCAACGTTACAACCTTCGCTAAGTTACCCCATCGGAACGCTTGGCGGTGTTCTGACCGGGCAACCGTACGTCCACACCGCGGTTCCTAAAGGCGGCGGCATCGGCGACGTCACGTCCGACGCCGTTGGCTCAGGAGCGCGGTTCAACGACGGCAAGGTTCCGTACGAGCTGCTGCCACTGTTGGACATCTACCACTGGTCTGACGACTGCGAACACGGCGGTTCAACGCTGACCTGCCCTCAGGAGATCGCGTGGGGAGTCATCGAACACCTTGGGGGACTTCAGCGCAATAAGGCAATGGCGTTGCACGACGCGCTGTATGACTCGGTGGGATGGAATCCCAAGCTCTCGTCCTTTGAACCCGCAGCGCGTGTGTTCGACTATGGCCGCAAGAAGTACGCCGCGTGGAACTGGGCCAAGGGAATGCCGTGGTCGGTACCGCTCGGGTGCGCGGTGCGTCACTGTCTCGCGATCATCGGCGGCGAGGAGAACGACCCCGAATCCGGCCTGCCACACATCGGCCACGTTCAGTGCAACCTGCTGATGCTGTTGGTCTACATGCGGACGTACCCGCAAGGGAACGACCTACCGTGGAAGTACCTCGGCTGAGGTCTGACGCCGTTTTCCCAAAAGAGCAGTTATAGGAGAAATCTTCTCCCTCCTCGTTCGTTATCGGCACCCTTCAGGGTGCCGATTTTTTTCGTGAGGACCTATGCAAACCATTCCCTCTCTTTCGGCCGACCTAATCGTCGAACTCCGAAAGACCTTCCCGGTCGTCACCGCGGCAGAGATACACGCGATGACCGCGGACCAGATGCACTACTACGCCGGTCAACAAAGTCTCGTCGAGTTCCTTGAGCTGCGTCTCGCACAAACCATACAGGACGCCTTGAGCTGATGTGTACCCCCTCCGCACCAAAGGTTGACCCGAACGCTCAAGCGCAGGCAACCCGCCCGCTGCGGGTGCTTCTCAGCCGCCAGTCCCTTGATGACCTGCTGATTAATCCATCCTCCGGTCCGACCGGACCCTCCCGTGGCGGCAATGGCGGAGCGGGTGGTTATGCGGGCGGGGGCATGGTCTCTCCAACCGATTACTTCTCGCCCGGTGGTCCGGTCGATCCTGGTCTGCGCATCGTGAGATAACGCCATCGCCAAACCCAAGTACACCGAGAAGCCTGTCGAGAACTCCTCGATCATCACTGCGGAGACGCACGAGTCCCGCTTCTCGCAACTGGAATCGAAGCGATACCAAGTTCTACATCGCGCAATCCAGTGCGCACAGGTGACGATCCCGGCCCTTGTGCCGCCCATCGCTCACAACGAAAACAATTCACTGCCGACGCCTTATCAGGGCCTCGGTGCCCGCGCGGTCAACACCCTCTCCAGCAAGATCGTCCTTGCGCTGTTCCCCCCGAACCAGTCGTTCTTCAAGCTGAGTCTCGATGACTATGCTGAGGACGCGCTCAAGGCGAAAGGCGTCGACATCGACGAGGCGACCGCAGGGTTCTCGAAGGTCGAGCGTGCGTCTACCGCGTGGCTTGAAGAAGCTGCGCTGCGGTCTGCCGCAGCCGCGATGGTCAAGCAACTGTTGGTCGCCGGCAATGTCGTCCAGTACATCGGAACCAAAGGTTCCGTCCGCTGGTTCGGCATTCACTCGTTTGTGGTCGCCCGCGATCCCGACGGCAATGTCCTTGAGCTGGTCATCCGCGAGCGCGTCTCGCCGGAAACCCTCGACGACAAGACCAAGGCCGCGTGCGACATCGAGAACTGCAAGCGTGAACACGACAAGACTGTCGCGCTGTTCACCCGCATGTGGCGCGAAGGCAATCAGTACAAGGTCTCGCAAGAGATCAACGCCAAGACCGTTCCTGGTTCCGAAGGCACGTACCCTCTCGACGCTTCCGCTTACACCGTTCTGCGGTGGACCGCGATCTCGGGCGAGGACTATGGCCGAGGACTCGTCGAGGAATACCTCGGTGACTTTCTTGCCATCGACCACCTGTCTCGTGATCTGCTGAAGGCATCCGCCGCAGCGGCGAAGGTTATCTTCACGACCAAGGCCGGCTCGACCATCCGTTCCAAGGACCTCGCTACGGCGGCGTCAGGTGACGTACTAGTCGGCAATCGGGACGATGTGGGGACCATTGGTCTCGATAAGTTCAACGACTTCCGCGTCACGCTGGAACGTATCGCCAACATCAAGTCCGAACTATCTGAAGCGTTCCTCATGCACTCGACTGTCCAACGGCAGGCCGAGCGCGTGACCGCTGAGGAGATTCAATACATGGCACAGGAACTTGAGGACGCCCTTGGTGGCATCTACTCGTTCCTGTCGCAAGAGTGGCAAGCACCGACCATCCGCCGTACGCTTGCGGCGATGACCAAGGCAGGCAAGCTGCCGCCTCTGCCGAAGGGCATCACGCGGCTGACCATCACGACGGGCCTTGAGGCCCTTGGTCGCGGGCATGATCTCAACAAGCTGGTCATGTACCTCAAGACGATGGGCGAGATTGTCGGCCCTCAGCAGATGATGATGCGGCTCAATGACGACACCGTGTTCAAACGTGTCGCCACCGCAATGTCCATCGACACGAAAGACCTGATCCTCTCCGAGCAAGAAGCCCAAGCCAAGATGCAACAGGCGATGGCTGCGCAGACGATGCAGAACGCTGCACCCGGCGTCGCGACGGCTGTTGCTCGTAATGTCACCCAACCACAAGGCAATCAATGACCGACACCGTACCCGCGCCGGTAGACACCGCTGTTGACACCGCTGTTGAAGTATCCACGAAGAAGTCCAAGAAGTCCGAGCCGGCCGTTGCCGGCACTGCATCGACCTACGAGGGTTCGCCACCGAAAGTCGAGAACACCGTGAACGGCTTCGTGGTGATTGACCGTTGAGTAACGACAACGTCGTCGTTCAACAGCAGTCGACCGAACAGCAGGCTGCATTGATCGCTCGCGCTGACAAAGGTACGGACGTCCAAACGCCACCGCCTGCGCAGAACACTTCGCTGATCTTCGGCAAGTACAAGTCCATGGAAGAAGCCGAGAAGGGATACAAGGAGCTGGAGAAACAGTTCCACTCCTCGCGCTCGGCCACGCCGACTCCTGCCGCACAAGCGCCGGCTTCTGCACCCGCCCCGTCTCCGGCTCCCGCTCCTGCGGCGAGTGACATCGGCGACGGGCTGACGGTGCAGAAGCCGACCGAGGTCCAGTCGGTTCTCAAGCAGGCCGGCATCGACTTCGATGCGCTGTCCAGCGAGTACGTCGCGAACGGCAAACTCTCCGACGCGAACATCGCGACGCTGGAGAAGGCCGGCTTCCCGAAGGCGGTGGTCGATCAATACCTGACCGGCGTCAAAGCGTCTGCTCAGGCGATGATCGCCGAATATCACGCGGTCGTCGGCGGCACGGAACAGTTCAACGCCTTCAAGGCGTGGGCTGGTACGAACCTGTCGAACGCACAGCTTGAGGCATACAACGCCGCGGCAAAGACCGGCGGCGAGACGTTCAAGCTGACGCTTGGTGGTCTGTATCAACAGTACAAAACGTCCACGGGCAGCGAACCCAATCTCGTAGGCGGCGGCAACGCCTCAGCCGGATCGGTCGACGTATTCAATTCGATGGGCGAACTCAAGGCGGCGATCAACGATCCCCGCTACGGCAAAGACCGCGCGTACACACTCGCGGTCGAGCAGAAGGTTGCCCGCAGCAACAAGCTGTAATTCACCGCGGTACCGACGCGTGCAACGCGCGTCCCAGTGTCGTTACTACGCCGGGGCGACACAGTAAATGCCGGCGACCAAAGCACAGCCTTCCCCGAAGCCTCTCCCTAGTCATCTTATAGGGACGCGTCTCACTCGGGGAACGCTCCCTTCTTCATTCCAGTAGCTCAATCGGCAGAGCGGCGGTCTCCAAAACCGCAGGTTCTAGGTTCAAGTCCTAGCTGGTTTGCCAATTCGTAGACCTGTCGGCCCGTTCGGATACCCGACACGCAACACCTTCGCAACACCACGCAAGTCACTCGGCCCGCAATGGGCCTCGCGGCGGTAGCTCCGCACGCTTGGCAATTCTGGACACCCGATTCGACGAGCGAGACCTCCATCTCACTCTCTCGGATTCAATTCAATGTCTGACGCAAATGTCAGTCGCATTGGTCAGGTAAATCTGGCCGGCGACGTACGCGCTCTATTCTACAAACTGTTCACGGGCGAAGTGCTCAGTGCCTTCGACCGCAAGAACGTGTTCATGTCGCGCCACCGCGTGCGCAACATCACTGGCGGCAAGTCCGCCGGCTTCGCGAACACCGGCCGTGCCGTTGGTCGTTACCACACGCCCGGTACGGAAATCACCGGCCAGAACATCAAGGCCAACGAAACGGTCATCACGATCGACGATCTTCTGATCGCCGACGCCTTCATCGCGAACATCGATGAAGCGATGAACAACTACGAAGTCCGCGGCGAATACTCGCACCAGCTCGGTGAAGCTCTCGCCCGCACCTTCGACAAGCAGGGCCTTCGTGCTGCGATCACCGCGGCTCGCTCGGCCAACGCCATCTCGGGTCTTCCCGGCGGCAGCACCATCACGCTCAGCGCCGGCTATGCCGCGGCTGCGGCTTCGGCCCAGGCGGTCGAGCTTGCAGGCGCGATCTACACCGCGCACCAGAAGTTCCTTGAGAAGGACGTCGAGCCGATGGGCGCGGCGGTCTTCCTGAAGCCGGCGGAATACTTCCTCCTGCTGAACAACAAGGACCTGTTCAACAACCTGTACGGTCAGAACAGCGGCAACTACATCAATGCCGATCTGCCGCACGTGGCTCGCCTCCCGCTGATCGTGACGAACAACCTGCCTCAGCAGGACGATGCCGCGAACACCACGGCTGGCGTAACGAACGATGGCGGCGACGTCATCTACTCGAAGTACGCCGGCAACTACAGCAAGACAAAGGCGGTCATCGCGACGCCGGACGCTGCGGGTACGGTCAAGCTGATCGACCTCAAGGTCGAGGACCAGTACGACATTCGCCGTCAGGGCACCCTGATGGTCGCCAAGATGGCGGTCGGTACGGGCGTCCTTCGTCCCGAGTGCGCACAGGAAATCGCGATCCCGTAATAGGGATCGAGTCGTAACACTCCGTAAGGGGACACACCAGTCATTCACATGGCCCCGGTGTGTCCCCTTTTTTTGCACCTATTCGGATTCCCACATGGCTTTCAACCTTGTCCCGACCACGCTACTTGCAGCCGTCAACGAGCTGCTGACTGCGGTCGGCACCACGCCGGTCAACACGCTGACGACCTCCGGCCTCACCGACGCCGCCATTGCGCAGGACGTCATTGAGTCAATCAGTCGCGAGGTTCAGTCGCGCGGCTGGTGGTTCAACACGGTGAAGGGCCTCCCTCTCGTGCCCGCCGGCGCGATCATCGCTGTGCCTGCGAACATGCTTCAGGTTCGCCCAGCACTCAAGAACACCACCATCCCCGGAGAGACCGCCCACTTCGTTCAACGCGAAGGCAAGCTGTACGACATCCTCAACAACACGTACAGCTGGGTCTCTCAGGTGCGAGTCGACGCTGTCATGCTGTTCGACTTCGAGCAGCTTCCTGAGTCGGTGCGTCGGTACATCACCGTCCGCGCGGCTCGCATCTTCCAGACCAAAGTCCTCGGTGACGAACAGCTCGGCGTCTTCACGCAAGAGCACGAGATCGAGGCGTGGCAGATTCTCGAAGCTGACCACTCGAACTCCGGTCCGTCGACGATCTTCCTCGACAATGTCAAGCGTCGGTTCCGCGCTAACCGCGACACACCGGTGGTCATCGGTAAGGGCCAACAGCAACCGCAGGGTCGCTGATGGCTAACCCTGACTCCTCCCTTCTAGTCGGCACCGACGCCGAGCTGGAAGCGCTGAACGACACGCTTATCCTGTTGTCGCTTCCTCCGGTCAACGGCTTGGTCTTCCAAGGCGGAGAAGACGCGCATATCGTCTACACGCGCATGCTTCAGACATACAAGACCGAAGCTAGCCGCGGCTGGTATCTGTTCAACCGTTCGGATGGCTTCAAGCTGACCGCGGATACCAACGGCTTCGTACTGTTCAACACGCTGGTGACGCGCGTAATGCGCGACAACCGCGCACACGACATGCCGCAGTTCCGACTGACGCAGCCGCAGCCAGCTGCCCTGCTCCAGGTGTCGGCGCTGACGCCGATCGACGACACACCATTCAACGCAGGTCAGAAGTTCACCGTCGACGTCGTGTGGAACTTCGCCATCGGCGCTGCGTCGCCTGAGTTCCTGAACTTCGTCGTCCACAAGACGGCGCAGAGCCTGGCTCACATGTACAACCCGCAGCTCGATCCACACCTCCTCGAACAGGCTCACGATCTGCTTCGCCACGCCGAAGCAGAGGCAACCCCCCGTTCGAACGTGATGAACGACGAGGTCGACACATTCTCCACTTGGTTCCGTAGGTAATTCATGCCTCTGATTCGTCAGTCCATCCCCGCGCTGTACGGTGGCGTGTCTCAGCAGTCCGCCGTCCTTCGCTCGGCGAATCAACTTGAGGCTGCCGAAAACTGCTACCTGACCGTCGCCAACGGAATCTCCAAGCGCCCGCCGCTGGAGGCCATCGCGTCTCTCACTGCGTCAACCGCAGCGGTCACACCGTTCTACGCGTGGATCACGCTGGCTGGCGTTCGGTACCTGCTGGAGCTGCCGGGGACCGGTGGCTATGCGCTGTATCGGATCACCGACGGCAACAAGATCAGCGCGACCAACGACTCCGGTCAGGACTACCTGACCACTGACAATCCGAAGACAGACTTCCGTGTGATGGTAGTCAACGACGTCATCTACGTGATGAACAAGTCTATTGTGGTCGCTCCAGGTCCTGCGAACTCGGACGGTACGCTTACAGGTACAGCGCAGACGCTCCAGAGCACGACGCTCGACTCTGCGGCCAGCGGCGCGATCTACAAAATCTACGGCGACGAACTGAACAAGTTCGACACTTACTACGCGAAGAAGGTCGGCGACTCGTGGGTTGAGTGGATCGAGCCGGGCATCCCGTACCAGCTCATGCCGTCGACGATGCCGCACAACATCACCGTCGATACCAGCGGTTCCAGTCCGGTCGCGAACTTCACGGTCGCAACGTGGGCCGACATGACCGTCGGTGACTCAAAGTCAAACAAGATGCCGTCCTTCGTCGGCAAGACGCTGGACGCCATGACGTTCGCACATGACCGCCTTGGGTTCCTTGCGGGGTCCAATGCGATCTGGTCGGAGACGGGGAAGTACACCAACTTCTTCCGCACGACGGTAACCGATGTCCTTGACTCGGATCGTATTGACGTCACCGTTGCCGGTGACACGTCGATCCATCTTCGGTGGGCCAAGCCGATCCACAAGTCGGTCGTATTGTTCTCCGACGTGCGTCAGTTCTCGATGGACGCCGCGCCAATCTTCTCGCCCAAGTCAATCAACCTGACGCAGGCCACGGCATTTCCTGTCAGTGTCGACTGTGAGCCGACGTCGGCTGGCTCTAGCGTCTACTTCCCGACCAACGCTGGCAACTACACGCAGCTACGCGAGCTGTTCACCGAGGATGTCTCGGTTCGACTCGACGCGGCCGACGTGTCCTCGCACGTTCACCGCTACGTCCCCAAGGACGTCGACTTCATGGCGGCGAACACGAACTTCGACATCATCGCGCTGCACTCGCCAGGCGACCAGTCGTCCCTGTACGTCTACCAGTTCTACTGGCAGGGTGATCAGAAGGTGCAGTCAGCGTGGAGCCGGTGGACCTTCACCGGCGGTGTTAACGTCGTCGCGCTGTATTCGTGGGACCACTACTTCTATGTGGTCTACGCACTCGGTTCGACGCGGTTCCTCGGTCGTGTGAACTTGAAGCTTGGAGACCCCGGCATCGCCGATGGGTTCGACTATCCGGTTCACCTCGATCACGTCGTCAAGCTGACGTCAACATACAACGCAACCGACAACGCGACGTACTTCAACTTCCCGTTCCCGTGTGCGCTGGCCCTGTCGAATCTTACGCTGGTGAAGGGGGACGGTTTCTCGGACAAAGGGTCGATCCTCCGGTCAACCGGCCCGATCCTGTTCACGTCACAGAACGGCGGATACCGGCTCAAGCTTCCGGGCAGCCTCGGCGCCGGCACGGTGTTCCTAGGTCTCGACTACACGCAGTCGTTCACGTTCTCCGAGCAGTTCTACGAGGTCAACCGCACCGCGGGACTGAACGTCGAGCTGCGGCTGCGGAACATGGCGATCTCATTCGTCGATACCGGGTACTTCACGGTGACGACTCAGGTGCGTGGTCATGACGAAAACACGCAGGAAATCGTCCCCGGACTGATCGGAACGTACACGTCCCGAACGGTCGGCGATGCGTTCTTCCTGCTGAACCAGCCGCAGCTCGCGACGGCCAAACATCGCTTCCCCATCCTCGCCAAGAGTTCCGACGTGACGATCACCGTCTCGAACGACTCGTACCTGCCGGCCAACTTTCAGACGGCCGAATGGGAAGCCATCGCCACCACACGTACAAGGAACTGATATGCGCGTCGAGATCGTCTCTCCGACTCCTGACCATCTCGACCACATCGCCGAGCACATGAACCCCCGAGACGCCGCCGAAGTGTTGGCGTCCGGGGGATTCACGCCAGACCGTGCCGTTCACCTAGCACACGTTGTGTCGGCTGAGTCTTATGTCTGTGTGTTCGACGGAGTTCCTGTTGCTGTCTTCGGTGTCGCTGATCTCGGGGGAGGAGTCGGCTCTCCTTGGCTGCTGACGACTGAGCAGCTATTCCAGCGACCATCTGTCATCGTCAAGGAAGGACGCAAGGCGGTAGCCGCGTGGGCGAAGAAGTTCTACACCCTTTACAACTGGATCGACGAGCGCAATGACGTGTCGATCCGCTGGCTGGCCCGTCTCGGGTTCAGCTTCGTCGACCGCGACCCGCACTACGGCGTCGCCTGCATTCCATTCCTCAAGTTCGAGATGATCTCCCCATGTGTCTACCCGTAGTCGTAGCCGCGATCGCCGTTGCTTCGACGATCTACGGCGTCGTCAAGCAAAAGCAGAACGCGAAGAATCAAGAGAAGGCGCTTACGGCTGCCGCCGCGGTTCAACGCGAACAGATTTATGACCAGCACTCGTTGCAGGCGCAGCAGCGCATGCACCAAGCCCAAGCCGAACGTGCCCGCTTACGGGCCGCGTCCGCAGAGACCGGACTGTCCGGTATCTCGATCACTGACACGTTGAACAACGTCGACTTCCAAGCCGGCACCGATGTCGCGAACATCGAGAAGGGCAACTACAACGAGATCAACGCGTCGAACACGATGCTTCAATCTCGGTACAACATGATCCAGCAGCCTGACTACATCGCCGCCGGTCTCAGCATTGCTGGCTCCGCCGCGGGCGCTATGGGAGGAGGCGCTGGCGGAGGCGCTGGTGCCCTCAGTTCCTTCTACGACCAGTCGACTCAGTACGGGCCTCCATCCTCTCTCGCGGGCGGCTAATCGATGCCTCAAGACATCCAGATCAAGAAGAACGACGCACAGCTTGCTTCGCAGGCACCGAACGCGTACATCCCTGACGTCGCTCAGGACCTTCGACACATTCAAGGCGAACAGCATGACCCCACCGCGGTCATGCACGCGTTGAACGGTATCTCCAGCTTCTTCCAGCAGAAGGCGGACAAGCAGCTCAAGGAGCAACAGTTCGCAGACGCGACCCAAGGTGCGACCGATGCTGAGACCAACAACGTCGACAACGCCAAGCTCGCGCAGTCTGAGTCATATCGCAACGCAGTCAACAAGACTGCCGGCGAGCGTCAAGGCATCGAGTGGTACAACCAGAAGTCCAAGGAACTGACCGACCTCCAGCGGCAGAATCCGAACATGGACTTCCAGTCGTGGCTGCAACAGGCCAAGACTGATCTCTACGGCGCAAACGCACAGGGCGATCCGCACCAACTTGCGGCGCTGAACCAGACCGCACAGCAGCTTGAGCAACATCTCTCGTCACAGTTCACCGCACGTCAGATGCAGATGGAACACGCCGAGGCCGAGACGCAAGTCGGCGGCAAGGCACTCGCGCTGATTCAGGCGTCGAACTATCAGCTCAAGCCGTCCGACGTCGATTCGATGATCGCGGACGCACAGAAGTCCGGCCTCACACAGCAAGAGGCACGCGACACGCTCGGTAAGGTGATGGCCGCTCAGATGAGTGACGGTCACCCCGAGCTGTATGACGCGTTGTCTAACTCGAAGGCTCAGCTTCATCTAGACGGTCAGGTCGGTGACGCGCTCCAGAAAGCGTACAAGTCCGGCCAAGCTGTCCAGAAGAAGCAGGTCGAAGAAGCGAACCTGCTGCACGGAGAGGAGCTGTTCAAGGCTGCCGGAAGCGCATTGTCGATGGCCCGCACCGGACAGTTCGGCGTTGGTCAGGCGATAGCGCTTCAGGGCAAGTTCCCCGAGCACCAGCTCACATCGTGGATCGAGATGTCCGAGCGGTTCAACCAATCGCGAGCCGAACGCGCCTCTGCGTTGGCCGAGAAGCAAGCACTTGCTTCAGCCGACCAACAGACAATCGCTCGCGCACTTGGAACACAAGACCCATCTAAGGCTCTAGGCCTCACGCTGCCGAGCGGTGACAAGATCACCGTCGACGCGCTGAAGCAAGGCGTGAACTCTGCGTTCGCCTCGGCTGACCGTCAGATGGATGACGCGATCCGCAGCAACGATCCAGTCGCCATCAAACAGGCACAGCTTGCGGTCGGCGCCGCGATCCAGCAGGGAACCAACATCGGGCACGTACCTGAGTCCCTGTCTCTCTCGCTCAACTCCGCGTCGCCTACGAACCCCAATCAGTTCATGGCCGCGGTGAAGAAGATGCAGGTCTACCAACAGGCGGGCCTCGGTGACTTCGTCGCCTCGACGCTGCACCCCAATCAAGCCGCGGCGCTGAAGATCGCGCAAGACCAACTTCAGTCCGGTCAGGACCCTCAGTCAGTCGTGCAGTTGCTTCAGACCTCTCCGGTCAAACCGCATGACGCCGAGGCTCAGGTCAAGGGTGACCACAAGGCACTCGATGCCGCGGTTGCTTCGATCTCCAAGACGTCCGACAGCGGCGGCTGGTGGAAGTTTGGGCACACGTTTGATCCTTCGGCTGGCGTTGGCGACTACGCGATCCGCTCTCAGATCGAGACCCGCGCGGCAGCTTACGTAGCCCGTGGTCAGGACCGTGGCGTGGCAATCACGAACGCGACCGAGGACGTCAAGAAGCAATACGACATCATCGGCGGTCTGCCCTTCGCGAAGGGATCGATGGTCCCCGGATTCGCTGACAAGTTCGGCGACTACACGAAGCTGATCATTCCCGACAAGCTGAAGCATTACGGCGACCTCACCAAGTCGATGACGCTCGGCATCATGCCGGACAAGACGTCTCCCGGATCGTTCTACCTGATCTCGACCAACACCGGCGGCATGGCCCCGCTGAAGGATGAGAAGGGCAACTACATCCACTTCAACCAGACTGACATGTTCGAGCAGGTCGCCAAGGCCAAGGCTGCGATCGGCAAGGCCAAAGAAGAATGGTTCAAGAACCTCCAACCTGACCCCCTATTGGGCCAAGACTAAATGACCAAGAACGTAAAGCCGGCGGACCCCTCCGCTCTCAGCGAGACCGAGCGGTTCCTCAACACGCCGTCTTTGCCTCTGGACACGAACGTCGATCGTCCGCCTACCGTGTTCGAGCAGGCGGACGCCGCGGAGAAGCAGCGCCTCGTTGATGAGAACGACGCGCACAAGTTATCTGGTGGCGAGAAGTTTGACCGCTTCCGTGGGTCGAACACACCGTTCGCCCGCATGCTTGACTGGGCTGCACTCAAGGGCATGCCGGACGATCCGCAGTACTCACTGCCGGATGACCTGCACAAGACGCTTGAGATGACCGGCATCCCGCTGAACTGGATCGACGAGTACGCCCAAGTGCGCTCACAGGAACAGTTCAACTACCTGACGAACCACCTCCGCACACGCGCAGACGACCAGAACCAAGTCGCCAAGTCGGGCGGCGCGGGTATCGCGATGAACCTGGCCGCAAACCTCATGGACCCCGTTACGTTCGCCGCAGCCGCGGCCGGTGGTGAAGCCGGCGCTGTGTTTGGTGGCGCGTCTCGTGTGGCGCAGCTTGCGAAAACTGCACTAGGTGGCGGCGTCGGTAACGTCGCCGCTGCCAATACGTTCGGCGATGAAGATCACAGGTTCCTGAAAGACTTCGCCACGGACTTCGCGTCCGGTGCAGCGTTCGGTGCAGTGATGCACGTCGGCATGGGTGCGTTCTCTCGCCCCGAGCGAGAAGCGTTCGCACAGGTCACCGAGAAGTACGGCAAGCAGGCCGCAGACGGGTTTGAGAAAGGCGCACCAGCAGAAGCCGGCTCCAGCTTCGGTCCCGATACGTTGTCCTCTGCGCGAGCTGCGGATGACTCAGTGGTCGGCAAGATCAAGTCTGCGGTCGACAACCTCAGTCAGGACCCGGCGCAGATTCCGGCTCCTGAGTTGGATCGCGTTGCGGTCAACCGCGACGAGTTCAAGACTCTCAGCGATCGCGCCGAGGAGAACGCCAACCTCGATACGCTCGGCAAATACTTCCGCATAGACGGCTTCGCCAAGGGCGCACGCTCTAAATTCGCGGAGATTCGTCAGATCACTCGTGAGTTCCTGTTCGACCCGGTGAAGGTTGTCGACCGAGAGAACCCAGACCGAGTCGTGCAAAACACCGCGGGTCTACACGAGGAAGCATCGTTCGACGCGAAGAACAACTCGCGTGACATGTACGCCTCACTGGAAAACGCCAAGATGGTTCTAGCCAAGGAGGAAGCCGGCGGCAACTATCTCAAGGCGCAGCTATTGCTCGACAATCCTGAGTGGGTGCGAAGCGTCGAGAACCGCATAGGTCGCGTCAAACTGACCGGCACGGCGGACGCTCACGCGGCGATCAACGAAGCGGCGAACTACGCTGGCACGTCGATTGAGAAGTCGGTCAACCAGGCGGTCTCGTCTGGTGTCACCGGCGCTGAAGGTCTGGTGCACGATGCGGGCTACTTCCCGCACCAGATCGATCCGTTCGCTCGGGAGAAGCTGAGAGGACTCGGCGTTCGCGACGGAGACGTTGAGGATGCGGTCAAGACGCTATACACGAAAGCGCTTGACTCCGGATTGCGAAAGGCTGGCAAGACAATCGACATCGACGTCACGGAGAAGTCGGCTGCCGCTCTCACGCGCCGCATGCTGCGCCCTGGCATGGATCACGCCGAGGCTTTCAGTCACGCTAACTTCGCGTACCTTGAGGACGTACTGAAAACTTCCGGCATGAAGCCTGAGGCAATCGACGGCATCCTGTCTCACTTCGAGGGTCGCGACCCGACGTCCGAACCTCGTGCGGCGTCTTCCGCCTCTGACAGATTCAAGCAGCGACTCCCACTCGACATGAACGTGTCGACAGACCTCCCCTCGGGAGAGAAGCTTACACTCGCCGATCTGTACAACACCAACGTCCGCGAGGTCGTCGACAAGTACAGCCGCGAGATGGCAGGTCACTCGGCACTCGCTCGCCGTGGGTACTCAGAGAAGGGAATGCGTGAGACCTTCGACACCCTGCACTCGCAGGCGAAGATGGACGACAGCATGCACGGCTTCTTCAACGACCTGCTGAGTGCGACGCTCGGCAAGCAGATGAAGCACGATCGAGACGGTACGCTGAATCAGCTTGTCTCGACCTTCGGATCGTTCAACACCGCGACCAAGATGCTTGGCGTGTTCTGGTCGCAGATCGGTGACTCCGGCGCGGCCCTCGCGTCGGCCGGTATGCGTGCGTCGATGATGCACGTCGGCGCTCTCAGGGAACTCATGGCCCACGTGACGTCTGACAAGATGTCCTCCGATCTGGCCCGCGAGATGGCGTCGATGGGTAACCCCGGCTCCGTCATGGTGCGCAATCCGATCTCGCGCGTTCCCCGTAAGGAGGACTACCGGGGACTGTACGGCAACCGTATCTACAAGGCGTTCGACGCGTACTCCCGCCGCGCGGCGCACACGGTCATCAACAAGATCGGCTTGCTCGGACCGATGATGGCCCGGCAGCAACAACACGTCTCCGCATCGCTCGCACAGAAGTTTGCCGACATCGCCACCGGGCGTATGAAGCTGACGCCTGAGATGACCGAACGGTTCGTCGACGGTGGCTTCTCGAAGGCTGATCTAGATCGCTCTCTGGACTTCGTGAAGAACCACGCCGAGCTGGACCAACACGGCGTCATTCAGAAGTTGAACATGGCACAGATGCCACCGGATCTTGAACGGTCTCTCGGCATGTTCATCCATCGTGAGGTCAATCGCGTCATCCTTGAGCACGGCCCGGAGTCGAACCCTGCGTTCATGCACTCGCTGCTTGGTCGCATGTCGTTCCAGTTCCGCGGCTATACGCTCAATGCGTACTCGCGTCGCTTCTTGCACAGCCTTGTACGTCACGACGTACAGGCCGGCACGTCAATGCTGTACGGCATGTCGCTGGCGTCTGCGGCTGTCCTTGGTCGAACCTGGCTCAACTACGGGTCCGACTCGAAGCAGTTCAAGGAGCTGATGGACCCGACGAAGCTGGCGCTGACCGCATTCGAGCGCACCGGAGAGTCCGGCCTCGCTCCAATGATGATCGACACGGTCGGTCACGACATCCTAGGTCGCGATGCGATCTTCGGTAACCGAGGTCGATCGTCCGGTCAAGACGTCTCGTTCCTTGGCGGTAACGCCTACTATACGACGATGAAAGACTTCGCGAACGTGCTCGGGATTCCGTCGCACGTTCTCGCACCTGATCGCTCTGTGACGCAAGACCAAGTGAAGTCGTTGTTCAACCTGACTGGACTGCGCACGCTGACTGGCGCTCGCCGGTTCATCGACGCTTACGCTGGCACCTTCCCGAAGAAGGGTGAAGAAACTCAACCTCAATAGGACTGTGGCAAACACCTACTACTCGATCGCCACCTATCTGTCTCCCGGTGGCGCTATCTCGCTGTACACGATCCCGTTCCCCTACATCGACAAGTCTGATGTGTTCGTATGGGTTAACGGCACGTACACAACGTCGTGGACCTACCTGACTGACACGCAGGTAAAGCTGACACTTGCGACGGCTGGTGGCGATAAGGTAGTGATCCGTCGAATAACGCGCAGGGACGCGCGTCTCGCGGAGTATTACAACGGGTCGGTTCTCACAGAGAACGACCTGAACGTCGTAACGAAGCAGCTCTTGTACATCATCCAAGAGCTGTTCGACCTCCAGCTTGCCGGCTCGACCGGAGACTTTCCCCCCGGCGGCGTGGCTAACCACGACGGCTCTGGAACCGGAGCACCTCCGAGCACCGGCGACATCATCGACGAGATCACCGCGAACCTCCTGAACTCGCAACTGTTCAAGGACCTGACTGCGCTGATTCCTCTCGTCGACATCAACTCCGAGACGTTGATCTCCAACGCGCTCAAAGATCACCAAGACTGGTCTCAGTCCCGCTACCTGGATAAGACCATCCGAGACACTACGGCCACTCTAGGAGCGGTTGATGCGAAGTATCTCGACAAGACCAACATCCTCCAGACCAATCTGGAGCAAACGGTCACCAATCTCCAGGCCCTGCTGACCTCGTATAACGGCTCGCAAGCAGACTATGTGTCGTTCAAAGCGGCCACGTCGACGGCTACGTCAGCTAACGCCACCGCAATCACCGCACTGAGCGCGACAGTCGGATCGAACACGTCCAGAATTGGAACGCTGGAGACGGTGAAGATCGACTCCAGCGCGGCTACTGCGCTTATCCAGACGCAACTCAACTCACGCTTCACGCAATCTAACACCGACACTTTCATCAACGCCTCGTCGTATATCAACGCGATCCGCTCCAAGAACACGGCGCAGGATTCGCAGATGTCGGCCATCCAGTCGTACATCGCTGGTGCTGGAGTTACAGTCGACTCCGACGGAAACATTACGTGGCCCGCGACTCCGACAGGACTCGCCGGTGCACTTGCGACTGCGCAGACTCAGATCGCTGTGGTCGCCACCAAGACGGACGCGTCGACCTCATTCACTCAGGCTTTCGCTTCCAAGTACACGTCAGGCGACTCATCCAATCCTACTGCGATCGTCGCGGCGCTTGAGAACTCGTACAAGACGTACGTCGACTCCGGCTCTGCGCTGGTTACGCGTGTGTCGACTCTCGAAGTCAATCGGCAGCCGATCTTCTTTCGCAGCTCTGCTCCAAATCCGTACGCGTCTGAGTTCGGGGGCATGTACAACGCGACTCAGGGATTCCCCGAAGGTTCCCTGTGGTATCGCCAGTCAGGGACCAAGTTGTACCCCTTCTGGTGGAAGAAGACGACCAGCGACGCGAATACCTTCTTCGGTCCGTTCACTCATCCCACTCTAGGAACTGTTCCCGGCATTTGGGTACAGAACCATGATGACACCACTGGTGATGTCCTTGGAGCACGCATCGACTCGCTACAGGCAGTGACGATGACGTCGTCGATGGTAGACGCCAGCATTCAGAACACGCTGACCACGGTGTTCAACCAAGGCTCGTGGTCCGGAGTCAACACCATCGCGCAACGTCTCGAATCGCTGATCGACCCGTCGAACGGATTGATGTACTCGTCGTGGAACGTTCGCATCAACCAATACCTCGGCACCGGCACTCCCGTCATCGCTGGTGTTGGTCTAGGCATGCAGTCAGACCCTAACAACCCGAACAAGAGTGCTCACTCGCAGTTCATCATCATGGCCGACCAGCTCGGCGTGATTAAGCCACCTGCGATCGATCCGCTCGGCGGTGCCCTTGATCTCAGCACTGTGGTCGTGCCGTTCGTCATCGACACTGCCACCGGCACGGTGGGCATCAACGGTAGACTGATGGTCAAAGGATCGCTCGGTGCGTACGACGGCGCGATGGGTCGCTTGATGGCGACGCAGTTGAACTCCGACGCAACCGTCACCGACCCAAACGGCATGCGTGCGATGTTGGTTTCGCGCTTCAACGACTACAACGCGTCGAATGCGCCGTCACCGTTCACCGGAACGAATCCTCAGCGGTTCCTCTTTTGGGCTGGCTCCGGAACGATGAACCATAACAACGCTGTGTTCTACGTCGACGAGGAAGGCAACGCCTTCTTTGGCGGCACGATCATGGCCGACAACATCAACGGTCAGTTCGGCGATTACGTCTACGTGAACGGCAGCGATCCGCCGCCTGTGGCGGCGAACGCATGGACGTACATGTATGGCACGGTAAACATGGGCAACGTATCGGGACGCGGACGCGACTGCGTTGCGATCATCAACGTGAACATGCCGCTGGTCCCTTCCGGCGGAGCAAACGTTGTCGTGCAGATGGACTACGAGTCCTCGCCGGGAACCTGGGCTAACGCGTGGTCTACCGTCGCCGACGGTTCGGTTTGGTCACGCGGGAACATCGCGCTGATCGGTTCGTTCGGCTCTCGATCGACATCACGCTTCCGCATGCGTGTCGGCTTGCAGACCAGCGACAACTTGTACAACTGGTCCGATGCGACCTTCTCTGGCGTCCTCATGGGCGTCCGCTAACCCTCCCGTTTCAAGGAACAACATGACCAAGCAAGAGACCATCAATGCGCTTCAGGCGCAGCGTCAGACCGCGCTCGACATCTTTCACTCAGCCACGGTAGCGCTGAAGAAGTCCGAGCAGGACCTCACGGTCATCGACTCGGTCCTCGCGGCGTGTCAGCTAAAAGATGCTGATCTGCCGCCTACGGTGAAGCCGGCTGAATGACCGACCTCGTAATCACGAACGCCGATCTCGCGCAGAAACTTGATGACACTGCGACGGGATGGCGTTCGTTCATCACGACGTTGTTCGCATGGGCTACGTCGACCGGCGACTCGGTAACCATCACCGATCCAACCAGCGGCACCTCGGTCACGCTGGTGACTCCGCATAAGGTCGACACCTTGTTCGGTCCCTCCGCATCAACGATCGACAATATCAACGCCGCGCTTGCGGCAGCGACCGCAGCTCAAGCTACGGCCAACACGTCGGCCACCAACTCGTCCACGTCGGCAACTGCCGCGGCCGGATCGGCAACGGCTGCTGCAACCTCCGCTGCCAATGCGAACGCATCTGCTGTAGCAGCTTCAACGTCAAAGAACAACGCGGCGACCTCGGAGACCAACGCTTCTGCATCGGCCTCGGCTGCGTCTGGATCGGCTACCTCCGCGGCGACGTCAGCAACGAATGCTTCGGCATCAGCCACAGCCGCGTCTTCATCTGCATCGAGCGCCGCATCGACCGTCGCTGGAGCCAACTTTCGCGCTCGCACGTGGTTCACCGGATCGACAGTTCCGACCGTTCCGCTGTCCGGTAGCCCGGCATTGCTTGATGGCGACTACTACTTCCGCACTTCGACCGCTGATGTCTACCAATACAGCGCGGCCGGTTCTGGATCGTGGATCATCATCGCCAACTTGCAGGGACCTTCTGGCACCGTAGCGTCCGGCTCGGATGCCACCGTTGGCAACTTGACGGTCAACAGCAACGCTGTCTTCAAGACGCTCACCGGCTACATCAAAGGCGCAGGTACCGGCACCGCCACTGCGTCTTCGACTGTGCCGACTGGCGATCTTTCGGGTGTCCTGAACGCCGCTCAGTTTCCTGCACTCAGTGGCGATGTCACGACTGTGTCTGGTTCACTCGGCACATCTATCGCCGGCGGCGCTGTCACGAACGCCAAGATGGCGAACATGGCGGCGTCCACCTTCAAGGGTAACAACGCCGGCACGTCTGGCAGTCCGCTCGACCTCACGGTCGCGCAGGTCAAGACAATGCTTGGACTGACCGGCACCAACTCGGGTGACCAGACGATCACGCTGACTGGTGATGTCACGGGCAGTGGCACGGGTTCCTTCGCGGCAACCATCGCAACCAATGCGGTGACCAACGCCAAGATGGCGACGATGCCCGGCAGCACGCTCAAAGGAAACAACACTGGGACCGCGGCTACGCCTGTCGACCTGACTGCGGCTCAAGTACTGACGCTGCTTGGTCTTGCAACAGTTGCGACGTCTGGCTCCGCATCTGATCTAAGCTCCGGCACTTTGCCGGCTGGACGCATGCCTGCGCATACGGGTGACGTAACGTCCACCGCAGGAACCGTTGGTCTGACCATCACTGCGAACGCGGTGACCAACGCGAAAGCCGCGCAGATGGCGGCAAGCACGATCAAGGGCAACAACACCGCTGGTACCGCGAATGCGGCGGACCTGACGGTCGCTCAGACCAAGGCGCTGCTCGCGATCGTCGCAACTGATGTGTCCGGCCTAGCCACTGTTGCGACATCAGGCTCCGCTGCCGATCTCGGCACAGGGACACTTCCAGCAGGTCGTATGCCGGCGCACACCGGTGACGTTACGACCGTGGCCGGCGCGGTGGCGACTACGATCGCCGCGAATGCGGTGACCAACGCCAAAGCGGCACAGATGGCAGCAAACACGCTCAAGGGAAACAACACCGGAGCCACTGCGAATGCGGCGGACCTTACGGTCGCACAGGTCAAGACGCTACTCGGTGTCGGCTCGATGACGATCACTGTCATCTCGACCAACACAACCGCGTCGTCCAACAACGGCTACATGATCGAAGCCAACAGCGTGACGCTAACGCTTCCCGCATCGCCGGCAATCGGCGACATCGTGAAGGTGCTACTCGCACCTGGCACGACCGGCGTCATCATCAATCCGAACAGCCTGAAGATTCACGCGACCGCCGGAAACATGACGGTCGACGTGCCGGGCGCACGGTTCGAGCTTACCTATACCGACGCCACTAACGGCTGGATCATCGAATGAGCAATCTCTCTGACTTCATCAACAGTACGACAAAAGTTGTCACACTGACGGCAAGCAACTCCGCCTACCCGGTTCCCGCATGGGCTACCGCGGTGCGCGTCATTTGGCTGATTGGTGGTGGCGGTGGCGGGGCCGGTGGACACATCTCTGCAACGCAGCCGCACTCAGGCGGCGGCGGCGGCGGCGGCGGTGCGATACGTGAACTGGTCCTTCCGCTCAATGGCACGACGACGCTGAACGTTGTTGTCGGCTCGGCCGGCTCCGGCGGAACAAACGCCGGTGGCTCGGCTGGTGGCAACGGCGGTGATTCGTCCGTCACCTTCGGCGGTCTCACGTGGACAGCTGGCGGCGGCAGCGGCGCTTCCAACACCAGCACCGCTTCAAACGGCGGCTCGGGCGGCTCGGTAACCATGCCGGGACCGTCGGTTCTTTCCGGCGGCACGTCGAACGGCGGCGCTGGAAACGGATCGAGCTTCCTCCTAAGCGGAGGCGGAGGCGCTCAAGGCTCCGGCGGTTCGTCTGGCAGTGCATCGGCCGGTGGTAAGTCCGGCGACGCTGCTGGCGGAGCTGGCGGCGGCACGATCACGTCTTCGCACTATCCGTCCGGCGGTGGTGGGGCGTGCAACTACTGTGGCGGCGCAGCCGGCGTAGCCAGCACGGCAAACGGCAACAACGGCGGCACTTACGGGGCCGGCGGTTCTGGCGGTGGAGCGGATACCTCTACCAACTTCGCAGGCGGCAACGGCGGTGCCGGCGTCTGCATTCTGCAATTCCTCGCGTAACCCAACCAAAGGATCAAATGAAACGCACCACTTTCCTCGTTGCACTGTTTACTCTCGTCACGCTGTTCACCTCGTTCGCATCGTTCGGCAAAGACCTTCCCACCTGCACAACCGGTGCGTGGTATGACCCGGCAGCTTCCGGCCAGGGCCTGTTCGTCGAGGTGACTCCGACGTTCGACACGTTCGCGTGGTACACCTTCAACCAGGGCAAGCAGGCGTGGTTCTCGGCGGTCGGCACCGGCAACGGAGCCTTCGACGTGTTCCACACGACCGGCACCGAGTTCGGCTTCAAGGCGACGTCGACCAACAAGATCGGCACAGCAGCGCTGGTCCCGAACGGTAACGACAAGCTCGTGTTCTCGTGGCAGTTCGGATTCCCCAACGAGTTCTGCTCCGGCTTCGGCCCGTACGACCTGTTCTGCAAGGGCAGCCAGACGCTGACGCGCCTGTCGCAGCCCGTCCCCTGCCCGGCACCGGCGGAGTAACTGGATCAATGCAGGGCTTCGCCTTCTCCGATCTCCAAGCCCTGTTCAATGCGTCCGAGGCCCGCTATCAGGCGGGTCTCGACGTCATGCGAAAGTCGCTGACGGACATCGACACAAAGCTAGACAAGGCGCTGGAACGTCTCGCTCGCGACGACGTCCGAATCGAAAATCTCGAGTCCCGTCTGTCTGACCTCGAAGAACACGCGCCGACAAACAACATGGTCTCTCATGCGACCAAGTGGGTCGGCACCGCGGTCCTCGCAGCGATCCTTGGTCTTGCCGGACACGTCGCTGAGCACGCGCTGCTTCCTCAGAAGCCGAGCGCGACACAGCTCATCGCCACCACACCTACCTCTCCGAAGTAAATGGCAGCCAAAGAAGAAACCCTTGGTCTCCTGCACGAGCTGACGGCCGATCATCTGATGCGCCGGCTGCGTGCCGGCGATATGACTGCCGCGGAACTTGCGGTCGCCGTGAAGTTCCTGAAGGACAACGGCATCGAGACCGATCCCGACAACGAGAAGATGAAGGCGTTGCAGGCCAAAGCTGCCGCGACGCTGGACTATCCATTCGACCCCGCCAGCGCCCATTAGAGCGCGCTGGTCCCCTACCCGGTGGGGTTATACCGGCTCCTCTCTAGGATCGCCTCCTGCGTCGTTGTACGACGTTACAGACGGTCTGTAATTACGGACTGTACACTTGATCGACACGAATCACCCGTGGTCCGACTTTCGCAACTTCATCTACTCGGTCTGGAAGCACCTCGGCCTCCCCGAGCCTACGCCGATTCAGTACGACATCGCGCACTGGCTACAACACGGCCCGAAGCGATCTGGCACTGAGGCGTTCCGCGGTGTCGGAAAGTCCTACGAGACCTCGGCGTACGCCGTGTGGCGGCTGTACTGGGACTGCAATCTGAAGATCATGGTGGTCTCCGCGTCGAAAGAACGCGCCGACGCCTTCTCCCAGTTCTGCTTACGTCTGATCGGCGACATGCCTGAGCTGCGGCACATGATGCCGAAGTCGGACCAGCGACGTTCGCTGATCGCATGGGACGTCGCCGGAGCGACGGTAGACCACTCGCCGTCAATGAAGTCAGTCGGCATCACGGGTCAGCTCACCGGTTCGCGTGCTGACCTCATCATCGTGGATGACGTCGAGACCCCGAAGAACTCGCAGACCGTCGTCCAGCGCGAGAAGCTGGAGACCTTGGTCACCGAGTTCGACGCCGTGCTCAAGCCCCTTGCTACGTCCCGCATCATCTACCTCGGTACGCCCCAGGTAGAGGACTCGATCTACAACAAGCTCGCGAAAAAGGGCTACGTGTTCCGCATCTGGCCGGCCCGCAAGCCGAGTGATGCGCAGATCGTGAAGTACGACGGAAAGCTGGCGCAGTTCATCGTCGACCTCAAGGTCTCCGTCGGTTCCACCACAGACCCCCGACGGTTCTCCGATGCTGACCTTGCCGAGCGTGAGGCCAGCTACGGCCGCTCAGGGTTCGCCCTCCAGTTCATGCTCGACACGAGCCTGTCGGACGCCCTTCGGTTCCCGCTGCGCTGTTCCGACCTGATCGTGATGGACGTGGATCGAGAGATCGCGCCCGTCAAGGTCACCTACGGCTCCGGCCCTGACCAGATGATCGAGCTGGAGTGTGTCGGCCTCAAGGGCGACCGCTTCTACCAGCCGATGTACGCCTCGAAGGATTATGCGTCCTTTGACGAGACGGTCATGTTCATTGATCCATCCGGCCGCGGCTCAGACAAGACCGCGGTCGCCGTGGTCAAATCGCTGCAAGGCATGCTGTTCATCCGTCGCGTCACCGGCATGGCCGGCGGCTACGACGACATGACGTTGAACGCCATCGCTCGCCTGGCTGCAACCGAGAAGGTCAACAAGGTCCTCGTTGAGTCCAACTTCGGCGACGGCATGTTCACCAAGTTGCTGCTGCCAGTCATGACCCGCATCCACCCCTGCACCATCGAGGACATCCGTCACTCGAAGCAGAAGGAGCTGCGGATCATTGACACGCTGGAGCCGCTGTTGAACCAGCACCGTCTGGTCATCGACAAGACGTTGGTCGTGGCAGACCGTGAGTCAGAGCCTGAGCACCAACTGTTCCACCAGCTCACGCGCATCACGCGCGACAGGAACGCCCTCAGTCACGACGACTTGCTGGACGCTCTCGCCGGCGCATGCGCGTACTTCGGTTCCCGCATGGACATCGATACGTCAACCGCAGAGGACCGTCACAAGGCCGATGCGTTGGACAAAGAGCTAGAGAAGTTCTTCGATAACGTCGGCCTAGGAGGTCGACCGACCAGGCACAACTGGACGACCAATGTCTGATCGACCATCTCATTGTGTTCCCGCTTATGCGCGAGAGCGCGTAAGCGAGGTAACCCGCTTTAGCCTAGCTCTTTAGGTGTACCTTCGGTACTCGACCAACAGAGTTCAATAAACAGTACTGTACATCATATAGTACAGTGTGGTACCCTAGATAACTATAAGCTTAACCATAGGTTGACTTGTAGTGAAACCTTAGGTTTACACCTGCTTTTTATTCTCTATTGTTGTTGATGTAATAGGTTAAGTTGCTGTAACCCTTGCTTCCATTGTGTTCAACGTTCTGTTGAACATATCCGTCTCTCCGTATCTCGGCGCTGGGCCGATCACCTGCCCATCAAGAGACACTCATCGCTGCAAAGAAATGCTCGGCCTGCGGACGACGCAAGCTGCTCAGTGAGTTCTACCGTGAGACCAGTGGCCGACCGAAGGCCAAGTGCAAGACCTGCTGCAAGGCAGCGCAGATCAAATGGCGTCAAGCCAACCGGGTGACTAAGATGCTAGGTGACGCTCGGATTCGAGCGAAGAAAGCGAATGTTCCCTTCAGCATCACCGAAGCGGACATCAAGTACCCAAAGGTCTGCCCAATCCTGAACCTGAAGCTCGACACGACGCCCGGATCGTCGACCGACACGTCACCTTCACTCGATCGGGTGGTCCCATCGCGGGGCTATGTGCCCGGTAACATCCAGATCATCTCGAACCGAGCGAACATCCTGAAGCGCGATGCGTCAATGGTCGAGCTGTACCTGCTGGGCCAGTACGCGAAGCGTGTGGGCTTGCCTCAATGACGACCCTCGCGTTCGACGGCAAGACCTTTGCGGCGGACAAACAGTCAACTTGTGGTTCCCGTAAGGCAACCGTGACGAAGGTCTGGAAGATCACTCCGAAGGGTCGTAAGGGTTCCGTACTGCTAGGCGTCTGCGGCAATGTGGTCGACGGTCTGTTGGTGAAGGAGTGGGTCGAGGCCGGCATGCCGGTAGACGATAAGCCCGTCATCGAGGACGTTGGGGCGATCGTGGTCACTCCGACCGGTCGCATCCTTGAGCTGGACAACTCGGTCGTGCCAATCGAGATCGAGGACTCCTTCATCGCCATTGGGTCCGGCGGCAACTACGCCATGGGAGCTATGGCTGCCGGTAAGTCAGCAGTAGAGGCCGTTGAGATCGCCGGTCGGTTCGACCCGTACACCGGCCGCGGGGTGACCGTGGTGGAACTGGATGATCCTGTCGGGAAACCGAAGGTCAGCCGTAAGCGGGTCAGTACGACATAACGGACTGTACCTAAAACCGCACAGGACGACACAGGAGACGATCCGACGTACGGGGAGCGGGGGTAGTACCTCCCCCTCCCCTGCGTGGCCCGCAAAACGCTTCCTACTCGGTCCCGGAATGTTTCGTTGCAAAAATCCGCTGGGGTATCCGAAAAAGTACGACGCGCGAGGCTCCCCCATGGCCCCCTCATCGGACCCTCCGGCCGAACCCGCCTGCCCAGTTCGCCGGCCACACGGGCGCATCATGCGCACATTGGTCACACGCGACCAGGCACACGCACGCGCAACGCATTGATCCGCAACGCCAAACCTCCGGCCTGCATAGCCGGTGGCCTGTTGATTCGCCTTGTGGGGCCGTATGGGTCAGCGTGTGGCGGCGTTCGCGGACCTTGTGCTTTGTTCGCTCGCCTGTTCGTGTTGGGATGTTTTTTCGTCCTTGAGTCGCCAACGCCAACCCTTGAGTCCAACACACTGGTAGAACATCGCCAGCCTAGGCTCAAGCGCAACGTCCCTGCTGCCAGCCATCCGCGACCAGTCCTGACAC